AGCCAGTACTTTAGAGTCATAGGCAGGTACACCACATAAATCACCTTCATCGAACAGGTAAACACCTGAGGTATTCTGGCCGCGAAGGGTCGAACGCAGAGTCGCTTTGGTCTGTGGAGACATTACAGCGGCAATAGAACCGAAAGATACTCCAGCATCCCCGAGTACACCCTGGGCTTCTACGATGCCTGTGTAAGTGTAGGAGTCTACAGTTTCGACTTTACCCGCTGCTACTACTGCATCTACGATGCCTTTCAGGATCAGGGCTTCCAGACGTTCAGCAGAACCGGCAACAATGGCCTGGCTAACAATCTGTTCTACTTGTGGGCAGGATTTAACTACGCTGCGTGACAGTGGTACAGAACCAGTGAAGGTCTTAGGCTTCAGTACTACAGATTCGAAATTAGCATCAACTTCTGGTGATACACCGTTTTCAGAAATAAAACCGAAACCTGCGGTGAAATCACCAGCCAGTTTAGGGACTGCAATTTCAGAGGTGAGTCCGGTATACATCTGTACTGGGAAATTCTTAAGAACAGATTCAGCACGCAGAATATCTACGAATGAACCGTACAGTACATCAGTATGAATGACATCTTTTACGGTAGTTGTGGTTGCACCAGCACGTACAGCCTGTGCAAAATCAGCGTTAGCAACTACTGCACCGTTTTTGCCGGATGGCAGAGATTTGTCACCGTCCATAATGGAACGGATCAGAGTGTTTAGAGAGAATTCCATTTTATCGTCCTTGATAATGGGTTTATTTTTAATTTGCTGGCGAAACGCATCAATGCTTACGCCTGATTCGATTGCTGAATTCGTAATTTCAGAGTGGATATTGAATGCACGCGAGATTGCGGTAATTTCGGCAATACGTTTTTGATCTTCTTCAGCCTGTTCTTCTTGTTCTTCCTGAACCTGTTCCTGAACGGCTGAATCATCATTTTGTTCTTCTGGTTCTGGCTGCTCGCCATCACCAATACTTTCACTGTTATTTATCGTTTCCGTTTCGGTAATGATTTCGGGATTAAACTCAGAAGTATTAGCAATACTTTCAGTATTTTCATCGGGTTCATTTTCAGTTTCCTCGTTACGTTCCTCTTGTTCGGATGGCTGCTCGTCTTTATTTTCGGGTTCAGGTACTTCTTGTTCCTGCTCTTCTTCAAGAGAACGGCCTACACCCACAAGGTCATCAGCGGGTACTGAAACCATGCTAATTTCATATGGTTCCCATTTGGTAACTAATAGGTTTTCACCTTCAATTCGATAATCGAGAATGGAATAACCTACGCTGACCTTTGACAAAGTACTTTCACGTACCATTTCGAACTTTTCAGCACCCATACCAACTGAACTGAAACGCACTAATGCACGGCCTACATGGTCAGCATCAATACTGGCTGACTCAATAACACCGATATGATTATCAAAGTTATGGTTATAAAGCAGAGCGGCCTTATTCTGTAGTCGTTCTAGATTGACGTTCTCAGGATTATGCAGAAGGATTTCGTTATATTCCTGACCACCGATAGTACGTACTACTGGATTTTCAGAACTGAAAGCTAACAGTACTGTACGGTCGTTATTATCAGAGAGTACGTCACTCGTTAACGTCATCTCCCGTTTTTGGTTCTTGAATTTCATTTGAACTGTCCTTGTTCATTGTTTCTGTTTTATTTATCTCCGCTTCTCGTTTGAGTTCTTCAAATACGTGCTGTGGCTCCATGCCTAAATCACGAATAATTTGGGACTTACTTTTGACTCCCATTTCTAATAGTACTTGCTCGTACTGAGCATCTTTATTAGGATCAAGTGAGACTTGCTTAACAGTAATGAAAGTACTGTTCGCGATATTCTCAAAGTTCGTGAAACTAAGTTCTTTAAGTTCAGACACCATGATTCTTTTAATAAACTCACGGTAGATAGGTTTGAGTACTTTCGAAATGAGTAGATTAGAACGAGTTTTAAACCCTTCACGACTGATACGGTCTGCCATCTTTGCAGCACTGAATGACGCGTTTTGTGTGTCACCCGTTAACATCGATTTGGGTACGGATAATCCAGTACTGATAGTTGTTAGAACAGCGTCTGAAAATTCAGTAATCTTGTCAGTACCTGCCTGCGGGTTAAGAGTCTGGATCTGCTGCCCTGGGGCTAGTTCTTTAATACTGCCCGGTTCAAAGTACTCTACAAATTCACGTTCTGGATTTTCACCGTCTAAGAGTTCATCCTGATTGTTGTCAGTATTGGTAATGAACCCCATAGCCGAACTTGCGATCTTTTTCTGTAGTACTGCCGCTTCGTTATAGCTATTAAAGTCCTCTAAGGTTTTCATGACTGCAATACAGTCCGGGAAACCTCGTTCCTGTCCTGGGAATTCTGGGATGAAGTAATGCAGAATCTCACTGGCTGGTACACGTTGAGTACTGTTCGTCTGGATGGTGTAATTCAGCGGGTTAATATCGGCTACGTGATAGGCCAGTACCCGACCATGTTGATCACGTTCAATACCATTACTGATGTACGAACCGTTTTTCAGTAACTCGTTTTTAGTACTGGGGATACGGCTTGCATCGATGATTGATATCTGTAGTTCATCACCGTCAGTATGCAGTCGAACAAAACATTCACCATCGGTAGCTCTCGCACGCTCTACCAGTTGTTGAAAGATGTCGAATGACAGAGAACCATCAGCACTGAATCGATTTGCATCTGATGCCCACTCGTAAAACAGCTTATCTAAGCGATCTGCCAGTACTGGATCGGTTTGACCATCGAGGCCAATCGGTGAAGGTCGAACGGTGATACCGTCTGCCCCTGCCACTGTGCCAGAACTCAGTGATACGTATCGACGTGCATACGGGTTTTGCAGTACCAGTGAACGGCTGGCATCGCGTAGCGAAGTTAGTGACTGTCTCAGTACTGCATTGATGTTGACGTTCTGAACACCAGTACCGTAAGAGCCAATGATCTTTGTTGGTAATCCAGTTAATGAACGTGTCTGAGATTTGAATTCAGTACTTGTCGGTTGATATTTGCGGGATTGTACTGTTTTAGGTTTTGGTAGTACTGCGGGTTGTTCAATTTGCCGTTTGTTAAAAGGCCACATTCCGTGTGATCTCCATTATTAGCGGCAATGAATAGTACTTTTGAAAAAGCCTTTATTGCCTGTAGTTAGTTTGCGTTTCAGGTCGTTAACCTGTTTAGTGATACTGTTTTTCAGACTGATCAATGCATTCAGGTCTTCATGTACCAGTGTTTTATTGTTGATAGTCAGAGTACTGGTATCGCCGTTAATACGTGCTGTAATGACTTTATTAATATCATCAAGCTGTGATTGCAGTTCTGTTAATCGGTCTGTCTGTGCCATTGGATCAATGACGGTTACAGTACTAATACGTATACTCAGCTCACCATTGTTGTTATATACGACTGAGTAATAACCCGGCTTCCATTGTGAGGAATCGATAGTTACCGTTTCAGTATCGTTCTCTGTGTTGTGTGTGAATAACGTATCAGTACTGTTTCCGATTTTTAATGTTGTATTAGGCTGTAGTACTTCGTGAAGTACTTCACCGATATAGATTTTATCTTTCATGTTTATTTATCCTTAGCCGAACCATGATTTACCAATACTTTTGGATTTTGGTTTAGTGTATTTATTATTTGGTTCGGTAGGCTTGACGGGTTTAGTTGATTCAGTACTGGTAGTTTGTTCATCGGTTCGTTTACTACTTCTGTACTCTCGTAATTTCTTGAACGGCTGCCCCCCTAATTTACTCAATGCCAGTTTCATCATGCATAGGCTGTAGACCAGCGTATCAAGTGCCTCATTACGACGGCCTGTAATCTGCTTCCATCGAACACCACTACCTGAACGTTCTAGGTTCTCTGCTGTGACCTGTTCGAAATAGTCATCAGGCAAATCGTGTGCAAACCGTAGCGTAAGTGGTGCATCTGTTTTACCTGCTACTGCATTGTTTAACAGACTGCGTACCCAGTTCTTACCCTCGTGTACGTTCAGCATGTAGAACTGACGGCCTTCTGAGGTGCTGCGTTTGAACAAGTCACCTTTGGTATTCGAGCTGCCCTTGATCATTTCGAACTTCTTATACTGCTGACAGAAACTGTGTACCGTCTGCATTGCCCTACCGTTACCACCGTCTACAGCTACTTTCAGTACTGGCAACTCACGCCCGGATACTGTTTTGAAACGTTGATTACAGAATGTCGCAAGGTCTGTATAGGCTTTCGCCCCTTTGATTTCACAGTTAGGGCTATAGAAATAACGATGTCCGAGAACGAATAGTTCTGTTTCGTTAAAACCTAATACAGTTGCTTCAAGTCGGTCTAACTGTTGGTCACAACCTACGACAATTCCCAGTACTGAATCCGGTATATTCATTAAATCGAATGAGTCATCACGTAAGTTCTCTAATGCTAGATCGTCAATTTCTTCCTGAAGGTCTGAGTAATGAAGTCCGAGTACTGTATTGTAAAATGACTGGTAGTTGTACTCGAACCAGGCTAGTTCAAACTCTTTTGCAATAGCCTGAATAGTACTATTAGGACTGTATAGGCTGTTAATATAGAATCCTGCTGTGTCCGTTACAGATGGGTTTTGGGCAATCCAACGTCCACCAGCTACCATCTTAATACGCTGTGATTCTGTTATTTCACTGTTGCATTCTGGGCAGTGTAATTTTGCAGTACTGGAATCTGGAATATCTCGCTTGCCGTTCTTCTTCCAATCGAATTTTACGTTTTCCCATTTCAACGTGTGTTCATGCTGGCAGTGTATGCACTTAACAAAGTATTCTCGTTGGTCTGAGTTCTGATATTCAACATCTATTGCATCGCCTGAAAATGTAGGAGTACTTGAAATGAGGATTTTGGCTTCCTGTCCGAAGTCAGTAGCCCTCTGCTCTGATAAGCGGATCGGGTTCCCCTCTTCTGAGTGCTGATCGATTGCAGATACTTCATCAAGTATGATTCGCTTGAGGGTTTTACCGCGTAGTGCTTTAGCAGATCCGAGAGTCATGAAATACAAGAAAGAACCGTCTTTTAGTTCTGTCTGCTGTTGGTTATTTGCTTTCGTCTTGTCGTTCTTGTCTGTGACTAAATCATTAAGTACTGGTACAGCTTCAATCGTTTTATCAATCTTCGCTGACTTCCACTGTTTTAATTCTGATAATGAACTCTGTGCAATACCGATGTTGCTCGAATCAGTACCCATCCAATAGAACAGTGCTGAATTGAGTAGAGTAGTCTTTGCTATCTGGGCACTAGTTTTATAAATAACTTTTCGGTACTGGTCAGACTCAATAATATCTAACATCTCTTTCTGAAATGAATATAGCTTTAACTTCTGTCCGGCTGCTGCACCATCAGGGAGTACTAAATGAGTCTCAGCCCATTCACTGGGCTTTAACTTCTGTGGAGGTTTGATTATTGCCACTGCATATTTCAGTACTGTTATTGTCTTGTTCATTTTGTCCGGCATCCTTGCCTTGTTCGTCCTCTTCTGGTACTTCGAATTTCATATCACCGATTTCATTCAGCATTTCGTCAATTCTGGCCTGCAATACTCTTTTTACTTTCAGTACTGAATCTTGTTCGAATACTTCGTGTTGAATTTTGTTCGGTAGTGAGCGGATATAATCACGCAACGTCTTAAAGTACTGGGTAAGTTCTCTATGAACTTCATCGGCTTCGATTAGTTGATCCAGTTTTAACTTTACTTCTGCTTCGGCTAAATCTGCCTCTGCCTGCATTTTGCGTAGTCGTGCCTGGTCGATCTTGTCTCGTACATCACCATCACGTAGCGGTGTTAAAATGTTGTCTACGATCCATGCACGTGCATTCTCTTCTGTGTCTGTAGGCATCCCGCGTTTCTGCCATGCCAGTACAGTACTGTGTTCATAGCCGTAATCACGGCCTAACTTTCTGATTGAAATTGAGGTGGACATAATATTTCCCTGACTGTTGTTAATATATTTATCAGGGTTCAGTACTGGATAT